CGGAGCAGAGGCGGTGCTTGGAGCCTTGTCGATAACTGTGTTTCCGGTCGTGCTGCTACTAACCGTATTGCTTGCCGAGGTATTGCTTACGGTATTGGACGATGAGCTGACCGTGTTTGAAGAGGAGCTAACCGTGTTGGAAGCCGTCGTATTCGTGACAGTGTCTACAGCCCAAGCGGGGTTTGTCAAAGAAAGGACTAATACAGCAACCAGCCCAATCAACCTGGACATAACTAAATAACGCCTTTTTCCTTAAGCAGGAAACCGACTGCACCGCCTACAATGCCCACCATAATAACAATAGGCTGTGTAATTAAAACACCTACACCTACTACAACACCACCAAGGGCGGCGTAGCTAGAGGGCTCTTTAAATCTACTTGTAATCCAATTCATAGCTATATTCCTTGTTCAACAAATTTTAAATGTTCCGCCGCGAAGGGCTTCTCCCATGCCCCGGTTTTTACCCGAAACCATGGAGGCCTTTGCAACATTAGGAGTCTTCTCTACTGAGGCGTCACTATAAGGAACGAACCCCTGATCCTTTACTACAATGCCTTTACGGGCAACGCCAACCGAATTTTTCTTGTCCTTCATGGTGAATCTCCTATTGATTTCTCTGTTTAATCATCTCACGTTCGCGGGCAGCCTGTATGCGGGCCTCTACAATCCCTTCCTGAGACTGTATTCTTTGTGCGCCAAGCTGTGCGTTTTGTTGAGCCTTCTGCTGGTCCAAGGCAAGTCGAGCTTGGTCCACCTGATTTTCTGCCTGATCCTGCTGCGCCCGAAGTTCTAGGTCCTGCTGCTTGAGAGCTATAAGAGGATCTGTCTGATCCCCTTCGCCGCTTATCTCGGCACTCATCGCTTTAACTTCCTGCATACCCTGGGCAATAGCCTCGGCGACCATGGATTCTATCTCCAAAGACTGCTCCTCTGTAGGGGCTTGACCCTGAAGCTGCTGGATCATTTGAGCCGAGACCTGCTCTTTGGACTGAATGGATACGTGTTCCATTATATGTTTCTGTAACGACATCGCTACAGAAGGAAGCTGTGCAATCATGGGAGACGAGCCCATTACAAGGTGCGCTGTAATGTGGGCCTTGTGGTTCTGGCCCTGAAACACTTTCAAGGTGATGTTCTCAAGAGCCTCGGAGTTCTCAACCGCCGGATCCTTCGGCAACTCCTCTTCCTGACTTACAACCTTCAAGATCGAATCTACATCCTTAACGCCTATCGCCTTGTACATCCGACGAAACGCTTCATACATATTATGTAATTCAGGCGCGGCCTGTGCTAACTGCAACTCGGTCTGAGCGAGAGTGACCCTTTGGGATATGGAAAAGATGTTTGGATCTGACACAGGAATTACATCTACCCGCTCGTCAAAATCTTCCGCCTTCACAGTGCGTTCTGCGCCTACAACGTTATAGGGGTACTCTTCAGGTAGAGATTCTCCAAATACTTTTGCAAGAAGCGCAAACTCATCCTTCTGAGCGTAATGCAGCCGCTTGTGAATAGCGGACATTACCTTTGCGCCCTGTTCCAGCAGTGCAATGGTGGTGCCCACGGCAGCCTGTTGATTTCCATCACCAACTTGCAAATTAGAAACCGCGGCAAACCGTTGACCTGCTTCTACACAGAAACCCATCAATTGAAATAAAGTCTGATCCGCACCCTTGTAGGGAAGCAGCATCAGGGAGTCCCGAATGGCTCCACCGGGAGAATCTACATCCCTGAACTCACCCGGAGACAAAGGCTCGTCATCATTACGAATACGAAGCCCCCGCGTTTTAAAGCCCGCCGGTAAATTAGACAGTGTCCCCGCATCAATAAGCTGACGTAGTGCTGCGGTGGCCGTGCGGCTTAGACCGCCAATCATGTGGATCAAACCAAGACCATAGAACCCAAAACCGGGGAGGAACTTGAAGTGAACGAAATACTGGTTCTTGCTGCGGTTCTCGTCGTCCTCTTTGTAATTGCGACGAATGCTGAGAAGCTTCCCGTTGTCCTCTGATATCGTGACAACATACGGAAGCTTAATTCCTGTGGGCTCTCCGTCCTTGCCCATATCCTCAAACCCTTCCAGATCCAAGTCTACGTGGCATTCTAAAAGAGTTACCTCAGTATCCAGCCTGCTAGGCTCAATGCCTGAAATCTCGTCCATCTCTTCACGGACCTCTGAAGGGTCCGACTGAGAAGCGGAAACTTCTATGTCTGCATAGAAACCCGCAACCTGCTTCTTGCGAAGTTCGTTTTCGGAGATCTGAATTACATGCGTTACGTTCTCTGCCGTCTCAAGATCCGTCGCGGTGTAGGGCACAACGAGTTGTTCCGCAGGAACGAACTTACTAACAGCACGGCCAAGGAACTCGTCGTAATAAATCTTCTTAAATGTTGAACCAGCAAGGGGTAGATAGAACAACATCTGATCAAACTCAGGAGTGTATTCCTTCATTACAGATGTAATCTGATAGTTCATATACATACGAACGCGGTCGGCTTGCTCCTCAATTTCGGGAGTAGCCTTACCAAGGACCTGCGTGTTTACAGGGCCTCCGGCAGGAAGAAGCTCACCAAAAGCCTGCGCTTGAAACTGTGTTACGGCCTCTGCAAGTAAAGGATGTGTTACACCGGTAGCTCCCCGAAAAGGCTCCGAACGCTCCTCGTACTTAAAGCCAAGCAGCTCTAGTCCTGTTCGGTAAGCCTCCGCCCAATCTTTACGGCCTTCCTTGTTAGCCTCGTACTGGTCTAGTAGATCCGAGGAAACCCGACCGGCTACCCTGTCATCCACATCCTCTACAAGGTTGTCGTAAAACCCGCCGGATTGCTCACGGCCCACAAAGGGGTCGAAATCCACCACGACGCTGCCGTCGTCCTCTAATTCAATATTAAGACCGGGGGTCTCCAGCAAGGTTCCGTCATCTACAGAAACTTCTGCATCAGGACCTTCTTCTAGATCCACCTGTGGAATACCGTCGCGGCGCTCTACAAGAGAAGCCGTTCCGAAATTGCTGCGAGGAAGCGGGTTTCGCGCCATTCTAGTAGCCTTTTATATCTGTTGTCTAAAAGGAGATGGCCGTAACTGTCCCAGCATGGGTGCGGCTCCTGTTTCCTGCACGCCAGAGCTTAACAACTGAGGTCCGATTAAATTCATTCCCCCGCCTCCTATTGTGTTTTGAACTGAACTAGCAAACTCCTCCGCCCGCCCGCCAAGATCTTGCAACTGGTTAACCACGCCGCCGCCACCTGGGCCATAGCTCGCCAAACCGCCTTCCCGCAGAGACATAATGCCGCCACGGTTCATTTCAACAGGAGCCGAATTACGCTGCTGAATAAAAAGAGCCTGTTCTTCTGGAGAAAGACGGCTCAATAAATCTGCGCCAGTAAGATCAGGACCATCTGCCGATCCGCGTGTAGGAATCCCTGCTTCTATATCGTCCTGAATACGATTAGCTACTGCAACCGCCCTCCGTGGGTCACGCGGCGCAAGAAGGGCGGGGTCGTCAGGTGATAAAAAGTTACTAGCCATATCGTAATTGCTTATGCTGCTGTCTCCAAAGGCACTACCCATACGGCCCAAGTTGCCTACGTCTTCAGGTGCCCCAAGAACTTCTGACGGCGACGACCGCAATATTGGAGACGACAGATAAGTATCCACAACTCCAGTCATTACAGGGTCCTTAGAGGCGCGTAGCCCTTCGGACTCTCTTTTAATCAATTCTATTAACTCAGCTTCTGCACCCGGAGCGCCCGCCTCAACCGCGTTCCTAAGCTCATAAAACCGGTTACGGAGTTGATCCACTATACCACCTACTTGATAGCCAGCAGGTACGGAACCACCTCCTTGATAGCCAGCAGGTACGGAACCACCTCCTTGATAGCCAACAGGGCGAAAGCCCATCATGCCGCCGTCGCGCATTCCGAGCGCCTGCGAGTATTGTTCCGCAGCAGCCATACCTTCGTTGGTATACGGAAATTCTCTTCCCATTACATTAGGCATTGCCTTAAATCCTTTTTCGTGTTTATGCGTTCGCTACAGTACCCGCATTTTCAGGGGGTGTAAAAGATTTGTTTACCGTTAAAAACTGAGCTTGTAGCGAAGCCACGCTTCGGGAGAAATGTTGTTGTACTCTCCCGTCGCCTTAAATTCTCCGCCTAGCCCCACCGGGTTCTCTACTGTGTACGAACCACTTGCAGAAGTTTCGGCATCACCGCCGCGGACATCTCTTACACGGCCCGTCAAACCTAAAATGCCCGGACCAACGCGCCCCTGATAAGACGCATCATAGTTCGTCACGTTTGGCGAACGGTTCGTGGGCCGTGAATCCTGACCCGTTTGCTGTGGTCCCGTGTTTGTCCCAAACTGGCGGTTTGCGCCACCGGATAACGTACCCTGGCCCATGGGCACCGAACCACGGAAACCTATTGTATCTGTCCTGCTGCCCGCACGGGTATTATCAAAGTACTGCGCGTATTTAGGATCCACCCCCTCTTGGCTGGACAGCCTGCGATTTGCAAATATATCTACGGGACCGAGATTCATATTTCCGCCATAGGCCGTGGTCCGTGAGCCCTGATTACCGGGCTGTGAAGACTCCTCATAGAAGCCCGTAAGAGGTCCAACGAATCCTTTAACAGTGTCCGTCGTTACACCCCCTCCGGAACCGGAAACTTCTTTGGGGGGCTTTTTAAACGTCTTGTTATATCTAAGATTGGCAATTCCGACAGAGATACCGGCTTCTGTAGCAGTGCCTATCCCACCTGCTGCCGAAACCGAGGCACTGGGCAAGTCTGGGTTTTTGGGAACAAGGTTCATCGAGCCGGTGGCGGAATCTTTTCCGGGAATCATCGCAGCTCTGGCCGCAAAGTCATACGCGGAAAAATCAGCATTTATCCGAAGAAACTCTGATGTGGGTAAATGCAGGGACGAAAGGTCTGGGTTTTCTTCTTCTTCCATGTCAGGTCCTCTTGCGAGCCGCTTTCTTAGACGCCGCACTGGGAAGCTGACCGTAATGGTACAGTCGTTTACTGCTTGCCGTGTGCGTTTTTCCAGTATGAAGCTTGCCGTCCGACATCTTATGATAGCCGCCGGTGTGCTTCTTGCCGTCTTTAAAGTAGTGAGTTTGCGACGCACCCATTGAATTATACTCCTCTTAATCGACTGTTGTCATACAAAGGCTTGTCTACAAAGCCGCCGGAGGCTTTCTTTACCTCTGGTAAAAAGAAATCTTTCAGGCGGTTGGGCGAAAGTAACCCATCCGCACCCTCTCCGCCTCTTAAATAACGAAGTTCTACGGGAATTGTGTCTCTCCCGGACTGTAGGGCTTCTACAATTCGGTGGTTACCTTCCACAACAAACGGTTTACCGTCTTCTCTTACATGAATAAGAATAGGAGACGGTTTATAGCCCTCTTCACTTATGGATTTTTTAAGCGCTACCAACTTTGAACCTGTGTTGCGAAGGGCTTCCTCACCCAAATTTCCGGGGATGTCTTTAAGCAGACCCGGCGGAAGATTCAAAGGCTCTTTAAAAGAACCCGTAATATTAGCTGCCCCGGAAAAGCCACTTTTACCAAGTCTGCGGTCATCGGCGGCTTGCTGTAGCTTTCCTTCTAACCACTTCCCGCCGGGATTATCTATTTTAAGTTCCGGCATTTTAGAGGTAGGAGCGTTGTTTAAAGAGAAACTGTCTCCGCGATCCACGCCGAGGTCTTTTCGGGTGTACATCATAGACTCATCAACTTGCGAGTACGGAGGTACAATCCGCCTCTCTGCCGGTGTCATGTCCATTCTTTTCTGAACAAGTCTGGCTTCTGTTTCACCAACCAAAGCTGCATATGTTTCCCAAGGGGTTAATTGTTTTCCTGTTGTAGGGTTCACGGGCCGGTTTTTAAATCCTTTGCCAAATTCTTTTGACATACCACCGGTTTCAAAACCCTCTCTTCGCTGTATGGCATGTTGTAGTTCATGCAATGCGGTGGAACGAAACCCCTCTAAACTCATATCGCGAAGCTGTTTTGGGGTATCATCCTGTAATTGATCCAGTTGTTTTTTCAAGTTATCTGGAAGGTTCTTGGGATCCGCCTCGCCTAACGGCCCACTGAAATAACGTTTACGCACACTGTATTTCACTTTACCATCGAAAACGTCTCCAGAAAGGGAAAGACCCACATCCTTAAAGGCGTCTCTGGCTTTGAAATAAGAGTCTAAGTACTCTGAACTTAAAGATGGTTGGTTGGTAATTGGATATGAATCCTGTTTTCTCAGAAGAGCCATGACATTCAAATCGGGCTTATAGTAACCAAGAGCATCTTCCATATCGCCACCAGGGGTAGTTCTTACAACGACCGTGTCGCCTATCGGACGATCAAGCAGTGGATATTGCTCACGGACCGTCTTTGCGGGGCCGCCTGGTACGGCGCTTGTAGGAATTGAATCAATAAGCTTGCGGATAAGGTCGCCATCAAGGGCCTCCAGCCGCTTAGTTTCGGCATCTAACTCTTCTTTTCCCAGACCGCGCTTCTTCAAGGCTACTAACTCTGCCTTGAGAGCGGCCCTTTGGAGAGTGATGTCTTTCAAAGAGTCTACGACAGGTTCCAGCGTCGTACCGGGATACGCCTTGTTCAACTTGTCATGCACAAGAAGCTTGTCTATCTCAGGACCGTGCCCCGTTTGTCCAGAGCCCTTCTTAACGCGACCCGTTTCTGTCAGATATGGTTTTAGAGCGGCAGTATCTGTAACAGCGACAGAGGCATCATCCGGTATTTCAAACTTCCACTCTCCCATAGGCTTGCCTTCGCGATCCTGATAACGAAACCAACCCGTCTGATCCAATATTTCGTCGCGAGAATTGCCCTTTGTCTCCATCTTCTGGGCTACTTTTAGCGCATCCAGATCCGCAGTGGCGGCGTTGCGCCCTGCAAACATTCCCAAAACAGCGCCCGGACCCTTTACGGGGGCTAAAAGACCCGCCGCACCCATCGTTGCAGGCGTCAAAAGAGGGTCGTAAGCTACCTCGCGCTTCTTTTTCGGGTCGTAAAAAGATGTTTGGCCCGTCATCGCCGCATTTATACCAGCGCGTTTCTGGTCTTCAATTAAAGTTCCTATCCCTTTTACAAGGGCGTCCGCCGTCTCTCCGCGTTTTTTACCGCTGGATATCAAGTCTCCAAGAAACTCATACGCGGACTTTGCTCCTTGGACCACGGGCATGTTCTCAATGCCGCGTTCTACAGGGCCGTACACACCCGGAGTTGTGTTTGGAAAATACACACCGTCAATGTCGGTATACGTCGTCTTAGATGGCGTGATGACTTCGCGGCGTTCAGGAGTAAAAAGACCGCCCAACTGAGACAGCAGCGGCCAAATACCTCCTTGCTCCTGCTCCGGAGTACTTCCATATTCGTACTTGGTCTTGGGTTCAGCCATAATAACTCCGGATGTAGGTGGACTCCTCTGTGTCTACCCAATCGTCGCTTGGAAGTTGCACAAAATTGCCCTGACGATACCGCATCAAAGCCTGCGTTGTGCTGTCTACAAGATCATCGTAGTCGCCATTCGGAAATGCCGCACATTCGTCGATGACTTCGTCCGCCCAACGTTCATCCGGTGCCCATATCATCCCGCTTTCAAAAAGGGGTGATACAGAATGGACCCTCGTTAACTTATCGTTTCCCTTGCTAGGTGTAAAGTTAACAACGGGGATGCCCAATTGGCGCAATTCCTGCGTAAGCGGGGTCCCCGTCGCCTTTGCTTCAATGATGACCGTCTCCGGCTCCCAGAAATTGTACTGATCCAAGGCCTCGTTCTTCAATTCCGGGAAGTCCCACCGCCCCTTCTTAGAATCCAGAAGAATCAAATTAGCCGGGCCGTCCTGTTTTGGGTAAAATACCCCCCACGTCGTAATTGCAGAGTAATCCGCAGTCGTCGCCTTGCTGAATGCCGTGTCGTAACTCTGGATTACATATTCAAGCTGGGGAACCTCGTCCTCTTCC